GGCTGGAACGTCTAGGTTATTGACGGGCTGTGTGTGCGTGATTTACGCTCTGCCCAGCCAAGGAGGCTCATGTGGATTACTCGAAGATGACCGTCAAGGCCCTGCGCTCACTGCTCGTTGAGCGAGACTGTGAAGCTCCCGCTAAGGCCAATAAGTCCGAACTTGTCCGTTTGCTGGAGTCGCTTGATGAAAGCGCACCGGCTGCAGTTGAGGCTGCTCTTGAAGAGCTTCCTCCTGAGCCCTCCCACCAGCCAAAGGCTCTTTGGGCTACCGTGTCTGACGAAGTATCCGCCTGGGTTGACCAGGTCGCTGCCACGCACAACATGGCTGAGGCTGACGTTGTGCGTGGCATGCTCTACTGTGCGTTCGGCCCTCTGCGACGCGGTGGGTTGATCCGAACTAAGCGTGCTCTCGACGGCGCGCTCAAAGACACGAGCTTCCGTCAGAAATGGCTGTAATCGAGGTCTACGACACCCTGTCGCTCGATGGACTGTGCTACGAATCGCTCGCGGCGATCACAGCTAGCCTCGAAATTGTGCAGGAGTTCGATCGCGTCATGCGGGAAAACCCCACGCACACCATGAGCAGGGTCGACCACGTCAGAGCCGTTCGCATGGTGACGCTCCAGGAGTGCGGCCAAATGCAGCGCTACTACGAGCCGCATACCGACAAAACACTCGCACCAAGACATAGAGCCTGCCGCAAAATCATCAACGCTGCCGTAGACAAGCTTATCGACTACGAGATTGCGGAGGATGTCACTGACGAGGATAACCCGGCTATCGTCGGCCTCGTGCAAGAGCTATGTGAATTCATCCAGACGCTCTATACTGCCCTTAGGACCGATAATGCGCGTAAGCGCAACAAAGTCACAAAGGAGTACGTCAGTGTCTAAGTTTACACCCGGACTGGTTAGCGCTGTGGTAACAGGACTGGAGAGCGGACACAGCGTGCGATCCATCTGCAAGCGCGTCGGCATCTCCACAGTCACCTACTACAAGTGGCTCGCTGAAGGCGAAGAGGTCGACCCAGACCCCAATAAGGCAGATTTCCGTGACAAGGTACTCGCCGCAGAAGGCAAAGCAGAGCAAGACCTGCTCAACATTGTCTGGGCTAAATCCAAGAAAGACGCGAAAGCTGCGCAGTGGCTACTCGCCAGACGGTTCAAGTGGTCAGAGTCGCACACCGTCTCCGCAGAAGCCCAAAAGGAGCTTGACCGGCTTAAACTCGCTAAGGCCAGAGCAGAAGTCGAGTTCCTCGAAGCACGCGCAGAAGCTCTACGGGGAATGGATACGGACTCTGACGAAGTCCTCGGCCTTCTTCGGGGCATCATGGACGATGAGCCGGCGCAAGCCGACCCAGGGTTAGAAGTGCTTAGGCTCCACAAGGCCAACTAATGTCTATCGCTAAAGCCGCCAAGAAAAAGCAGAAGAAAAGCCAACGATACGTGACCGCTGCGTGGCAGCGCAAAGAAGGCAAAAGCGACAAAGGCGGCCTAAACGAAAAGGGCCGGCGGTCTTACGAGCGGGAAAACCCAGGGTCAGACCTCAAACCCCCCCAGCCTGAAGGCGGCGCTCGGCGAGACAGTTTTTGCGCCCGCATGACCGGGATGAAAAAAAAGCTAACAAGCGCCAAAACGGCGCGTGACCCAGACTCTGACATTAACAGGTCACTACGACGCTGGAATTGCTAGGAGACATCATGCCTGAAGTAGATGGCAAGAAGTTTGCGTACACCGAAGAAGGAAAAAAGGCTGCTGCTGCTGCCAAGAAGCGCAAGGGCAAGTCTGGCGACTCTTGGGTTTCTAAGTACCTAGCCATGATGCCCGACCGAACAGAGCGGTTCGTCGGCAAGAAGACCGGCACGATCGACACGTCTAAGGGCAAAGCTGAGGCGAAGAAGCGGGCCAAGGGCGTGCGCAGGGCAGGCGAGTACATGCAGGCCGATGAAAAGCTAAGTGATGAGCTATGGAACCAGCGCAACTTGCTGCAAGACCTTGAGCAAGCAGTTGTCGACACTGAAGGCAAAGAATCAAAACGAGAGCTTCAAGCGGCAATCGACAGCATTAGGCGTCGCACAGAGCGCCCGCAGCGCAAGCTTGACCGCGAATACCCCATGTCGGCCCAGCACAAGAAAGACGTCCACCGCCGCAAGGCCGAGTCTGGCGAGTAGTGCGCCGCGAAGTACTCGAAGAGATAAGCCGGTGCGGCTCCGACTTTTGGCACTTTGCTACCAACTGGGCCAAGATTATCGACCGCGAGACGCTCCGCCTCGTCACTATCCAGCCCAATCTGGCGCAACAGAAGTTCCTGGCGGCCACTGAGGAAGCGACCAAAATCTACATCCTCAAGGCCAGAAAGGAAGGTCTGACTACCATCGTGGCCTGCTACTTCCTCTGGAAAGCCCTGTTCAGAGAGAATCACCGCGTACTTGTGGTGTCAGAGTCCGATGCGGGTGCGAAGAAAATCTTCGCGATTTACCGCCGTATTTACGATAACTTACCGAAATTCTTAAAGTTTCGTACCGCCTATGACTCCAAAACGTGCCTAGAGTTCTTCCATCGCGGAGGCGTTGAGTGCATCTCGGCGGCGGCAAAGGGCTTCCGTGGCGACACGGTGATGAGCATCCACTTCTCTGAGTTCGCGCACTACACGCACATCCCAGAGACTATGGCAGCCGCCGCAAACTCCGCCCCAGATGGCGCAGACATCGTGCTTGAGACGACCGCTAACGGCATGAACGACGCCCACAGGCTCTGGTACGAAGATGCCGGCTACAAGAAGGTGTTCGTTTCGTGGACTGACGACAAAGGCTACGTCTCAGACAAGAAGCCCGAGAAGATACCTCAACAGTTTGTCGACTATGCGCGCGAGTTTGCATTAAGCGAAGAGCAGCTAAATTGGGCTGTGGGCACCTACTACACCAAGTGCGTGTCCAACTGGAATACGTGGATGCAGGAGTATCCGCTCCTGCCTGAGCATGCGTTTGTGACCTCCGGCTCCAGGTTCTTTGACGTGGTCTTCCCCCATGTGAAGTTCAACGAGGGCTACATGGAGTGGGAGGAGCCCAAGAAATACCGCTCATACGTCATTGGCGTCGACACCGCTTCTGGTTCTACCAACGCTGACGCCGACTACAGCGCATTTCACGTACTAGACGTGACCGACAGAGACGCTGAGATACCAAAAGTGCGCACAGTGGCCTCGTTTTACGGCCGAATGCCCATTATCTGGTTCTCTCAGCGAGTGCTAAAAGAAGCCCAAAAATGGGGCGCATTAGTCGTTCCTGAGCGAAATAACAACGGCGCAGCCGTCATCGAGCACCTAGTCAACAACAACTGGGGGCAGATTTACACTCAGCCAAAGTTTGCGGACATCAAGGTGCCCGACCCGTCCAAGATGGGGTGGTGGACCGGCGCTGAGACGCGGCCAATCATGCTCGCTCGGCTACAAGAGTGGGTGTCTCGTGGCTGGTTTGAGGTCATCGACCCGCGTTTGCAGCACGAGATTAACACTTTTGTCTACAACGCTAGTGGCAAGCCCATGCACGACATTGGCAAGCACGACGACATGGTGTTTGCGGCCGCTTTGGCCACAATGGGCTTTGAGCAGTCTTATCACGTCAAAGAGCAGAAGCAGCGCCGCCGGCCTGTGGGGTTTGCGGAGCGCAGGGCGTACAAGAAGCAGACCGGCAGGCGTCCAGAGGATGAGCCCGAAGGGCACTTTGAGGACGACGACGTGCTGGACTTCTTAGACGAAGACTTGCCAAGCGCAGTGCAAATCGATTAAATCGTGTCCAGCCGGGGCGTCCTCCTGGCGTTAAACCAAAGGGGCAACAATGGGTTTACTAGACGAATCAGCACAGCAGGCCGTTGAGGCGATGATCAACGAATCATTCGCGGACGACCCTGGTGTGGACCAGTCTATGGAGTCCGACACTTCGTCCGGTGATGCCGAGGACGTTAAGCAAGAGGCAATGGGAGAGGGCGAGGCCGTCGCGGATTCTCAGGGAGACAGCAGCCCAGAGATTGAGGCGTCGGAGTCGGCAACTGAGCAGCCGTCAAGTGCTCAAGACGGTCCTCCTGACATGATTCCGTATTC